CGGTGAAACTCGCGAAATTCCTCTCGGTCAACCAGTCGAAGTGCTCGAATCTGGTACAGGTTTTATGATGATTCGCCGTAACACTTTCGAGAAATTCCAAGAAGCATATCCTCAGCAGTTCTACAAGCCAGATCACGTTCGCACAGAACACTTTGATGGCAGTCGCGAGATCATGGCTTACTTCGATACGCCTATCGATCATAAGCGTACGAATATCAATGCCGAGCTTGAAGAATATTTGAAAAAGAATCCAAAAGCAAAAGCGAAAGATATTGTAGACTTTGTGAAAGATCCGAACAATGGTTTGATCAAAGATTACTCGAAGCGCTATCTCTCTGAGGACTATATGTTCTGTCAGTGGGTTCGCAACGCTGGTATGCATGTATGGCTATGCCCGTGGATGGAACTGAAGCACGTTGGTTCGTATGTATTCGGTGGTTCTCTACCAGATATTGCACGTATCGGTGCTGCAGCAACTGCAGATCCTTCTGCACTTGGTAAAAACAAATAAGTGTACAATTAATACAAACCTTGGTATATTGAATATTCCGAACATATGGAGATTTATTATGAAATTAGATAATGATACGTTGCAAGTACTCAAGAACTTCTCGGCTATTAACAAGAACATCATGTTCAAGCCTGGAAATGTGATCCGTACTATTTCGAGTACAAAATCTGTTCTTGCGAAAGCAACAATTAAACAAGAATTCGACAAGGGTTTTGCCGTATACGACCTCTCACGGTTTATCGGTACTCTTTCCTTGTTTAATGATCCTGAGATTGAAATCAAGGATTCGTACGTCGAACTCATCGAAGGCAACAACAAGTTTCAGTACGCTGTCACTGATCCTTCGCTGATCATCGTTCCGCCAGATCGTGAGATTGAATTGCCGAATCCTGAAGTCAACTGCTTGATTTCTGAAGAAACACTCAATCGAGTGATGAAGGCTCTGGCAGTTTCTCAGCTTCCTCATATCGCCATCGTCGGTAAGAACGGCAAGATCTTGCTTCAGGCAATTGATGCTGAAGGCAAGACGAACGACACTTACAGTGTTGAGGTTGGTGAAACTGAAGCTCGCTTCCGCATGGTATTCCGTTCGGATTGTATGAAGTTGATTCCAGGTTCTTATGACGTATCGATCTCTTCGAAGGGCCTCAGCCACTGGAAGGGTGCAACAGTAGAATATTGGATTGCTGTTGAATCCAACTCCTCGTTCGAGGCTTAATTGTGAATGCTGGTCACTAAGCCAGAGTCCGTGGATTTACGAACATCGCGACGGACACCTTTTTTGTGACGGAGATATATTATGCTTGAAGATTTTTTGTGGGTCGAGAAGTATCGCCCGAAGACCGTGTCCGACACTATCCTGACTGACGAACTCAAGAAGACATTTCAACAGTTCGTAGATCAGAAGAACATTCCTAATCTCATTCTCTCTGGAACCGCAGGCGTTGGTAAGACGACTGTGGCTAAAGCCATGTGTGAAGAGCTTGGATGTGACTACATCGTTATCAACGGCTCGATGAATGGTAACATCGACATGCTGCGTAACGACATCTCTCAGTTTGCTAGCTCTGTGTCTCTGATGGGTGGCAGAAAGATGGTCATCCTCGATGAGGCCGACTATCTGAATCCACAGTCCACTCAGCCAGCTCTACGTAACTTTATGGAGGAATTCAGTGCAAACTGTGGATTCATTCTTACTTGTAATTTTGTCGATCGGATTATTGAGCCGCTCCATTCTCGATGCTCGGTTATCAAATTTAAGATTCCTAAGTCAGAACTCCCATCTCTTGCCAAACAATTTATGCAAAGAGTATGTGGAATCCTCGAGACTGAATCGGTTTCTTATGAAAAAGCGGTCGTTGCTGAAGTCATCAAGACACACTTTCCAGATTGGCGCCGTGTTATTAACGAGCTCCAACGCTATAGCGCTACTGGCGGCATTGACACTGGGATTCTTAGGAATTTCTCGGATTCTGCTCTCGCTAAGCTGATCGGTTACATGAAGGATAAGAACTTCACAGCCGTTCGTAAGTGGCTTGGAGAGTCTGACATTGAACCTACTGAATTCTTCCGTGCCTTCTTCGATAAGGCCGAAGATCATATTGGTAAGGGTAGCATGCCTCAGTTGGTGTTACACCTCGCAAAATACCAGTATCAAAATGCATTCGCTGCGGATCCTGAGATCAACCTCATGGCATGTCTGACCGAGATCATGGCCGACTGCGAGTTTTTGTGATCTGGAAAAAGAAAACCTGCCCAGTCTGTGAGAATAAGTATCCTAAGACTGCTCGATTTCATGAGCTCCGTTTAGAAACTTTAGACGGAACTCATGAACTTGAGATATGTGAAAAATGTGCAGACTTCTTTGATAAGTCTGCTGAAGTGATTATGAAAGGACGCAGCGATGAAGGCATTCGACTTCGTGACATCGATCAACTCGACCAAGAAGAACCTGATGAAAGGTACGGAGAATGATACACTCGCCGAGAAGACTTACAGTCCTTGGCTAACGAATCGTTCTCTGTCCTACTTTGCGGATAGTATCCATGCCGCAAACATGATGAACTGCAACCACCACCTCGACAACAAACTCCAATATTCTTTTTTGATAAATATCATACGACCTAGCAAACGCTTTGCGAAGTGGGTGAAAAAAGAAAAGGATGGAGATCTCGAAGCTGTTGCAGAGTATTACGGTTATAACCGCCGCGCTGCCATGGCAGCTCTTGATATCCTCTCCTCTGAACATATAAAAATAATAAAGAAAAAGATTCAGAAGGGTGAAACATGAGTGTTTTAGAAAGTTTAATTGAAGTGAGGCTCGGCGAAGAGGATGATTTCCTAAAAGTTCGTGAAACTCTGACTCGTATCGGCGTGGCTTCTCGTAAGGACAAGACTCTTTATCAGTCTTGCCATATTCTACACAAACAAGGCAAATATTATATCGTCCATTTTAAAGAGCTCTTTGCTCTTGACGGTAAACCTTCAGACTTCTCTGAAGAAGATAAAGGTCGAAGAAATACAATAGTCAAGCTTCTCTCCGACTGGGGATTGATCGCTGTTGTTGATCAAGAAAAGATCACAGAGCCTCAGACTCCATTGAACCAAATTAAGATCCTTCCATTCAAAGAAAAAAATGAATGGAGTCTCGTGACAAAGTATAATATAGGAAGAAAAAAATGAGCAAGCATGTAAAATTCGTAGAGTTCATCAATGAGACTGGCGGTAAGTATCTCGTTAACGTCGATCTCCTAATCGGTGTCGTTGAGCATCGCGGCAAGGTGATGATTCGTACTGTCGACGATCGCGGATCTGATACCATTCTCGATACCATCGACGAAGTTGTAGAGAAGCTAGCAGCTCTTAACGACTAATAACTCCTAAAGTTTTTAAAAAAAATACGCTCAGATTAATTTCTGGGCGTATTTTAGCATGTACATTATTTCGAAAACAGGGTATCCTGGGTATATGATGATGAAAGGAAATATTGACATGCTTACGCTCTCTGATATCAACACTCTCACCAACTCCAAGGACGGTGACATCTACTCGGACCTTTACAAGGACGTGTACGGTAGCCGTCCTCGTTACGCACAGTTTCGTGATCTTGAAGAATTTCAAGATGACTATGACTTCCTCTGCAATAAGCTTGACGAGCAGCTCGAGCAGCAGCAAGTCGAGCAAGCTCGTAACTTCGTTGAGTTTGTTGCTCGTGTCGAAGAGACGATGCAGATCGTCGAAGGTGCCACTCGCGAGCGTGCCATCGAAATCATCGCCGATGCCGAAGGTATCTCCGAAGATGAGTTCGATTTCTATGGTCTCGAGATTCTCGAGTATCGCTTCGAACTCAAGTTTGGATCGATCTCACGGTGGTTGTCTGAATGATGGCCACTCTCGAAGACTTCTTTTCACCTGTCGAGGATCCGATGGTCAATGAGATACAGACTCTGTCTGAGAAGATCAGGCAGCGTCGTACTCAGATGCTGATACATTCCTATCTCTACTATGTGATGGATGAGAACGTTATCGACGACCATAAGTGGCAAGTATGGGCCGATGAGTTAGTCGAGTTGCAGAAGCAGAGGAAAGATATCGGTTTCTATGACGAGGCCTTTGCTGACTGGTCTGGTGCAACTGGTACACATTTACCGTTTGATAAGTGGGTTGTTGATCGAGCCAAGTGGCTCTTATATTATAAGGAAAGAAAATGAGAACTATCTATAAGTATCCGCTAATTATTGGTTTTAATGGCATCTCTCTTCCATTGGAAGCAGAAATTGTTCACATCGGCATGCAGCACGGTCAGATTCAAATGTGGGTCGAACAAGATCCTACTCGGCCGATGACTCAACGTCAGTTCAACGTTTATGGCACTGGCCAGCAAATCTATAACAACAACGAGCATCACCTCGCGACGGTCGTGTTGGGCGATTTTGTTTGGCATGTTTATGAAAATATTTTCATTTAACGGTGTACAAATATCAGAAACCGGTGTAAGATGATATTATCAGTTGAAAGGAAATATATAATGACTCTTACCGTTGAACAAATCGAATCGACCTTCGCTGCGCCTACCGAAGGCCTTGCCGATAGCTATTACCCTGTTCTAGCCTATTGGATTCCGATCGCAAAACTCGAAGAAGTCCGTGCTGCCTATCGTGCCGCCAATACGACTATCCGTATTCGCTATCGTGGCCCTCGCACCGTTTCTGTCGGCCGCGAAATGTCTCGCCCAGATAAAACTACTTATCTTCGTTCGCGTCATCGCGCGATGCAAGATTGTCTGATTGCCGATGCTACTCATTTCACTGTTTATGACTACACCGCGCGATGAATTAAATATATAGTATACTACGGAGGTGAATATGGAAGTTGAATTGTTTACATTTCCTACAATGGAAAATCCGAAGGCTGTAGAAGATACATTCTGTGATCTTCTGAACGCAAAGCGTAGAGGCGAATCTCTTCCAGTCGAAGCACTCGATTGGATGGATACTGCCAACAACTGGTTATTGGAGTCGAAGTAATGCCAAATGAAGCAAAAGGTGGTACGTTTGCACCAGCAGACATGGAGTTGCTCAAGCGAGCTCTTCATTATTACAAGGATATGCTTACACGTATCGAGGAAAGCGAACGTTCGCTTTCTCCAGAGTTGACGCAGGTAGCCAACCTCCTTCATCGAATAGGTCGTATCGCCTAAAGTTAATGCGCCGTTAGCTCATCTGGATAGAGCGCGAGCCTAACTTTAATATTTTTATAAATACTAGTAAGCGCCTATAGTGAAACCGGATATCACAGTAGTCTTCTAAACTTCTAGTCCAGGTTCGAGTCCTGGTAGGTGCGCCATTATAAGGTGTCTAGTGTGTTAAAAATATGTAAACATTGTAACTCCTCTTTTGAGGTTTCAGATAAACCAAAAGGTTGGATGGCTAATCATTCGCGTTGGTGTGATTCAAATCCTAAAAGATTTGAATATGCAAACAATATGGATAAAGCTAGATCTAGTATTACTAAAGACAGCCGTATAAAAGCTGCGAAGTCAATTAAAGCTTTACATGAATCTGGAAGATACGATCATATAGATCATAAAACTTTTTTAGGTAAAAAGCATACTGACGCATCAAAGATGAAAATTAAAGAAAAAGCATTGGCTTCTAAACATAGAAGACTTCGTAAAGGTATTGTAGAATATAAAGGAATTTTATTAGATTCATCTTGGGAATTAGCTTTAGCCAAACGTTTAGATGATCTAAACATAAAATGGATAAGACCTGATCCAATTGAATGGAAAGATACTGACGGAGTAATACACAATTATTTTGCAGATTTCTATTTAACTGAATATGATTTATACTTAGATCCAAAAAACCCACATGCTATTAATGTACAAAAACAAAAATTAGATATATTACTAAAACAATATAGTAATATAAAAATAATACCCTCATTAGAGGAATGTAATAGTTTTAATATACTCCTGTAGCTCAATGGTAGAGCGGTGTCCTTATAAGGCATGACGGCCAGATTAGCCGACGATGTAGGTTCGATCCCTACCAGGAGTACCAGTTTTTTATTATGGAGAATGTGATGTTTGAGAAAGTTCCTTACGGTGTGAAAGTACGGGTTCGTGGTAATGAGCAGGCTGGGTTTATTGCAGAGTATGTAATCTGCCCCTATCGTTTCTTGTCGTTCATGGATAATTGGAATCTTATAAGTCGCTATACACATACTCCATTTACGAAACACGGCACCTTTCCAACCTTGGAACTTGCTAAAGAAGCTGCCATGACTAAGTATGATAGTTTGATTAATCATTTCAGACACGATGAAGAACAAAAGAAGATTGCCGAAGCACAACGTAAGGTTGTTTGGAAGCATCCATAATTAAGTCACGGTGGCAGAGTGGTCCAATGCACAGGTCTGCAAAACCTGAAAGCCGCGGGTTCGAATCCCGCCCGTGACTCCATTTTTGAGTACGTAATATGATTGAAGAAGCAAAGCAAGCAATTCTCGATTCGAGTCAGAGTTCATCAATCTATATTGGCTGTGACTCAATTCGTTTTCGAAAGAATAAACAGTGGTATGCCAAGTATTCTACTGTGGTAATTATCCATATGGATTCGAAGAAGGGCGGCCGACTGTTCCACACCTCAGTCGACATGCCTGACTATGGTAACTTGAAGCAGCGTCTACTAATGGAAGTGCAGCTTGCTGTCTCAACCGCTACAGAAATTATTGATGTAATCGGCGATCGTCACTTCGAGATCCATTTGGACATCAATCCAAACCCAAATCACAAGTCAAACGTTGCTGTCAAAGAAGCGCTTGGTTGGGTAAGAGGTTCACTTGGTATGGATGCCAAGATCAAGCCTTCTGCTTTTGCTGCTACTCATGCTGCTGATCACGCTGTACGTCATTTAAATTGAAAATAAACATGTACAATTAAGCGTGAATCGTGTAGAAGGGTATAAATAAGAGTTCATTGGTCTAGTAGCTCAGACGGTCAGAGCACTCGCCTGTCACGCGAGAGGTCGAGGGTTCAAGTCCCTTCTAGATCGCCATTACATTCGGAGACGTTGGTCTTGTTGATAACCGAATGGTACGAGTAACAAGCTAGGCGGGGTTCGCATCCGTTGCTAAAAACCTAAGCGAACAACAATTTGTGTCGGTGTGTTGTAACGGTAACATGCAGGTCTCCAAAACCTTGCGATCCGGGTTCGAATCCTGGCACCTTCGCCAGTTTGTTCTTTCTCATTGTTGTTTGCGTCTATAGCTCAGTTGGTAGAGCACACGGCTGATAACCGTGAGGTCGTAGGGTCGGAGCCTACTAGACGCACCAATGGAGGGTGCTGAGGTTGGCTCCTCACACAGTCTTGAAAACTGTAGTTACCGAAAGGTAAATGGTTCGATGCCATCACCCTCCTCCAATTTTAATGCGGAAGTAGCTCAGTGGTAGAGCTTCTCGTTGCCAACGAGATGGTCGGCGGTTCGAATCCGCTCTTCCGCTCCATGGCCCGGTCGTCTAGTGGCTAGGACACTGCCCTTTCAAGGCAGAGAAGCGGGATCGAAACCCGTTCGGGCTACCAAGTTTGGAGTATATTATGAATTTTGTGATACCAAAACATATGAACGGCGAGCAATCTAAATTGGCTGCCAAAATTGTGATGGCAGAAAGAGATATCGAATTAGCCAAAGCAAAGCTCTTTGGCGCTAAAAATCGATGGAATAGATTATATACGGAACGTGGGCAGGACGGTAATGCAACGCACTGCTAATGCGTACAACCTGTAATGGGTTGACAGGGTTCGATTCCCTGACGTTCCGCCATATGGAGTCGTGGACACGTTAATGGTCGATCGATAACAAGAGAGGGTGTCTTTCTGCGATTGGCAACTCCGCCAGTTTACGTGGTTTGTTTGCATAGAAAAGAGATGAGGCCGACCTCATGTAACCCCATCGAGCAAACAGTAATACAAAGCAGCGGGGACTGTTCCACTTCGTATTGAGGGTAATACTAGGGCAATGTCAGACGGTATGTGCGTATGCAGGTGTCGTGAGGTGCCGTGCAATCGGCGGGGTCTGATAACAGTTTATGGTGGTCGAGGTGTTAATGGATACATGCTGGATTGTGAATCCGGAGTTGCGGGCTCGATACCCGTCGATCACCCCATGGGCACGTGGCGAAATGGTAAACGCAACGGACTTAAAATTCGTCGGGAAACCTTGTGGGTTCGAGTCCCACCGTGCCCACCAGTTTACGCGAATATAGCTCAGATGGTAGAGCATTCCCCTGATAAGGGAAAGGTCACAGGTTCA